GAAAGGTTAGTATAAACAATCGCCATTATTGGCGTTTTATGGGTATATGATTGAAACAAAAACCATCATTGTACCCACGGAGTTGAAGGATGTCAAGTTGCATCAAATGTTGGCGTACAATGAATTGAAGGCCGATATGGATGAAACACAAAGGCAGTTGGAATCGGTTGCCATCTTTTGTGAATTAACCATGAGTGAGGTAAAGGCCATCCCATTTGACATCCTCAAAGATTGTGTGATTAAGATTTCCAAAATGTTGGAATCTAAACCCGTGTTCACACCCAGGTTCAAAATGAACGGCATCAAATACGGATTCATCCCAAACATGGATGAATTAAGCACGGGTGAATTTATCGACATTGAAACATACCAAAAAACCCCCAATGATATTTGGAAGGTGTTATCGGTTTTATACCGCCCCATTACCAAAGAAGGCCAGAACGGAAGGTATGAGATTGCCCCGTACAATGCGGAGTTAAACAACGATTTCAAGGACATGGATTGCAACACGGCGTTTGGTGCGTTGCTTTTTTTTTGGAGTTTAGGAATCGACTTGTTGAATTCTACCCAGAGGTATTTGGCGAGGGTGAGGAGGGGGGGAGTGTCGATGAAGTACGACTTACCGAAAAATGGGGATGGTTTGGAATGGTCTACCGACTTGCTAACCGAAGTTTCCTCAACCTTGAAGAAGTATATACAAAACCCATTCACTCCGCTTGTATGTGGATCGCTTACGAAAGCGACATTGCGAAGATGGAACAAAAAGCAATTAAACAACGATGAACAATAATCACATAGGAACCGCATTTGAGGTGATGAAAGACATTGCCGATTTGGAGGGGTGGAACTATTCACACGGCACATTAACCGAATTTGATTTTAAGGCGTTTTTGGTATTCCCGTTGATGCATTGTTCAATTCAATCGGTGGCATTGACCGACCAGGTGGCAACCATCCAAATGAATATCATGGTAGCGGATCGGGTGAACTTCTTGAAAACCGAAAACGAACAAGAAAACCTAATCACCGAATACAGCCAATACGGATACACCGAGAATCAAAACTATGCAAACATCTTACAAGATTTGTATGTGAGATTTTCAAAGGGGTTATGGAAAACGGAACAAGATTATTTTAACCAAATCCAATATATACGCCCAATTACTTTTCAACCATTTGTGGAAACATTGGATTCGGTATTGGCGGGTTACCAAATCACAGTTGGAATTGAGTTAATTAACCCATGGGTTACGGATGGCGATTGCGTATAAAAATAGCGAACAAGTTGTTGCGGAGTATTCCAACAAATGGGCGATTGCGTGTCGTACCTTGTTGGAAGTAAAACGCCCACGAACTTCAATCCGTGCCAAGTGGAAAAAGGTTGGTGAAGGTTGGACACCCATTTCCGTTTCCAAAAAAACATTCCGTGGTAATTATGTGGCATCTGGGCAATTGGTGAACTCTATTCAACCCGCACCCAAAGGTTTGTCATTGGGGATAACGATGAACCAAACTGCCGATTATGTGCAGAACGGAAGAAAGCCAGGCAAAGGGATACCATTGGCATCAATGCGGAATTGGACAAAGATGAAACGCATTCAACCACGGGACATGGGAACGGGGCGATTCAAAGGCAAGGCCGATGAAAACGCAATGCGATTCATGATGAACCGAAAAATTAAACACTTTGGTATTGAACCATTCCCATTTGTAACAATGGCACGAAAGGAAATTTTACCATCATTCAATAAGGCATTAACCAAGGCCATGGCCCAAGACATAAAAGCAAGATTCAAACGATGACATTCAACGAACAACCACAAGACATAGCGGGGTGTTATTCCCCATTAATGTACCAATTTTATGATGCGTTATACACCGCAGATTCATTCTATTATCAATGCGATGTATATGTGTGGAGTGGCACAACGACATTGCCAGGTTCACCCAATTGGACAATTAACCGCAAACCCGACCAATACGGAAGTGGCCGTGGATGGATTGATATTCACAAATTGGTGCAACAAGAAGTGGCACAAAACTTTTTGGATAACCCAACATACAAACCAAACATCGGCAATGGTGCAAAACGGGTTGCGGTCAAAGTTCGTGGTGCATACAAAGTTGCGGGGGTTGATACCTACACGGCCTATGTAACATCAAATGTAATTTTGGTAACTGCGGGTTATACTTACACCGCACAAGGATTCAATGTGGGGTATCCAACCAAATATGTGTTCACCGATAAAACCCAAGTAACATTAACCACGGCAACACCATCCGCGTATTTGTGGTATGATGCTTCCGTGATTACTTCCATCACTTGTGGGAGTGCCACAGTAACCCCAAATGCCGTTGGTGGTAGTAGTTCAAACACCATCCAAGGAATCGAAATAAAGCAACTAATGACCGCTGGGGGTGTGTGGGGTACGGATGCCAACATTACCTTCGTTAAAACGGGCGATGATGTGGTTATACCCGTTGATTTTGTGTGTGAAAATAAGTATGGCCAACAAGATGTGTTGTTCCTAAACAAATACGGGGTGTACGATTCGTTTTTGTTCAATGGTGTTTTCCGTTCAACCTTTGGGGTGAGCAAAGAAAAGTACGAACAACCGATATTCAAACAAACCAACATGGCAGAATCGTGGACATACGGAGTGCCAATTACCACAAGTTATTTGGTTAATTCGGTGCAAACGATGACAGTGAACACCGATTGGATTAGTCAAAACGATGTTGATATTGTTGAGCAAATTTTTTATTCAACCAACCTTTTGGTGTTGGATAGTGCCGAGGTATTATCAGCCCGTATCGTTGACACCACATTTGAAAAGAAAACCCGTGTGAATGAAAAGTTGATTTTGTACACCATCCAAATGGAATACAACCAACCGAAGATTAATAAAATGGTACGATAATGGCGATTAGATTTTCCATAACCATTGACGGAACGCCCGTTGACCTATTCAACGATGAATCCGTACCATTGACACGGCAATTAAAGGATTTAACAAACCTTGCCACCATTTGGACGGATTACACCAAGGATTTCCAAATACCCGCATCCGCTACCAACAACGCCATTTTTAATTCATGGTTTGATGAAAATGTCAAGTTAGGTGCGTGGAATCCAAACATCGGAAAAGATGCCACCATATTCATCAACGGATTGCCCGTATTTGAAGGGCGTGTTGAATTGATTGGGTGCAAATTCAAGGATGGGTTGCCACAATTGTACAACATCATTTTTTATGGCACGACCAAAAAATTATTGGATGATTGGGGTGAAACATTGATGAACGAAGTGGATTGGTCGAATTACAATCACATCGCCAATTACACGAATGTATTGACTTCATGGGATCAAGGTTTATTGGATGACACATGGAATCAAATTACCACCCAATGGCAAAACATTACCACCACCTGGAATGAAGCCCCATATAGCGGTGATATTTTATGGCCGATTGCCGATTACAACCAACAATGGAGGTATTCCACATTGACGGGGGTAAACGGAAACATCTTAAAACCAAGGGGGGTTGAAGTGGATGATTTACGCCCCGCGATTCGTTTACGGGCGATGCTCACAACAGTGTTTGAGGAAATCGGGGTTACATTGACGGGTTCGTTTTTATCACGCCCCGAAATGGATGATTTGTATGTATTGCCAATGCAAACGGCGGGGCCGTTGTACGATCCCGAATATGTTTTACCTGGAACATTTGATGCAAGTGTATCGGCTTATACTTATGTAACCCGTACAACGGGGGCGGTTAATTACACGAAAATCATTTACCCAACAATCGGTGCAAACCCATCGGGTAATTACAACACATCAACGGGTATTTACACGCCAAATCGGTCGGGTAATTACACATTCCGTATTGGAATTAATGTCAATTTCATTTCGGTGTTGAATACATCCATCAGTTTTGTTGTGATGGTCAATGGCCGTGTAATGTATACTTATGTACAACAAACGAACACAGTTGGAACGACATATTATTCAAGTAATTTGGCATTGAATACGGGCGATGAAGTAACGATTGGTTACAACACATTTTCCACAATCGCCGCCGCGAGTATTTTAACATTTGATTGTAGCAAAGCCCCACAAGGAATCAATGGTAACTTGGTGAACATGGTGGATGCAATGCCACAAAAACCCATCAAAGATTTTGTCAATGGGGTGTTGCAAGGTTTCAATTGCATATTAGTTCCCATTGGAGAAAAGGAAATTGAAATACACAATTTGGCAGATTGGTTGGCATTGGGAACAACAAAGAATTGGTCACCATATGTGGATACAAAAGACATTCAACACGATAAAATGCCAATACCACGCCATGTGAGTATGGAACACCAAGAATCAACATGCTTGGCCAATGCGTACTACAAACAAATTAACAAACGGGAATATGGATCAATTAAGTTCATGCCGTTAATTGATTACCCAACGGATGAATTTAACATTGAAACACCATTCCATGTGATTGCACCCCAGGCGATGAACCAAGTCAATTTGAATGGGCAAATAGTTCGTAAAACGGAATTGAACATCCCCGTGTTTTTGGATACCGATTTCAAACCCGTTCAACAAGATTATACCTTGTTTTACTACGGAGGCAAACAATCGGTTTCCGATGTGTGGTATTTCAATAATGTTGTGCAATATGTGATGCCGTTGATGACACCATATTCCGATTACCCAACCCTTTCAAATAGTTATTCAAATGCGTTCGGATTAGAACTTTCGTTGCGTGGCGATGCCCCCACAAAAACGATGTATGATTTGTATTGGACGGAATACCTTACCCGTATGTATTCAACGCAATCAAGGGTGGTTAAAATGACCGCCGTGTTGCCCGTGGGTGAGTGGTTGAACCTTGAATTGAACGACACCATCGCCATTTCATCCAATTACTACAAAATCCAATCCATCCAATACGATATGTTAACGGAGATTGCGAACCTGGAATTGGTAACATACCCCGATGTGGAAATCATGAGGTTTACCACCACGGGGCAACGGCCCGATTTTACCAACCCCGTTGAAGTACCCGCTGGAAGAACATATTTGCGGGATTATTCGGTGGCAAAAGGTATCATGAATTCCTACAAGTTCAACGGCCAAGATTATTTGGACACCAACCAAGATGAGGACTACAACCAAAATAGCGTGTCGACATTGGTTCATCAAGTTGAAAACTTGCAATCCATCGTGCAGTTTAACCAAATCACGATGTACAACAACAACCCCGCAACCCGCTCAACGGATTCAACCTTGTGGGATACCATCCCCATGGAACAAAAAGAATCAATCGGGTATGTGCAAAATATCACGGCCACATTAAACCCATCCAAATATGTATGCACCGATGGTGGCCAATACAAGTTCACGGGCATGGCTTCGTTTGGGCAAAGTGGAAACAAATCAATTGAATATGCAATCCAAATCAACGGCATCAACACAACGGCATATGCTGCCACGGATTCAAATTTCCATAGTATTCAAATTGACACCATATTGGATTTGGCCCCCACGGATGAAGTAACATTTGTTTGGAAAATGTACACGGGTGGTTCGCACACCATCACCATTTTGAAATCCAACTTTTTAATACTCAAAAAATGATATCATTAATCATAAAATTAGCACAATCCCAAGAATGGTACGGGGTATCCGATGCGGTGGAAATCGCCAAGGGCAAAAACCAATACAAACAAACTTGGAAACAAACCACAAAACACATTAAAAGAAAAATCAAGTCATGGCAGATGAAATCGAATACGAAGTAAAGGTTGATACATCGGAGGTAAAACAAGCGGAAAACGCATTTACACGATTTACTAACAAAGCATCCCAAGCGTTCAGCGGGTTGGGTGGAAAACTCAAAGATGTTGGGGATAAGTTCGGCGAATTGCCAGGTGTGGTTGGTAACGCATCCACATCATTGATGGGGTTAGGTCGTTCCATGTTGGCATTGGTAGCAAACCCGATTGGTGCAGTCATTGCTGCATTGGTGGGGATATTTGTTGCACTCAAAGAATCGTTATCTAAAACCGAAGATGGCATGGATGCCGTTGCCCGTGTTACGGGGGCATTTTCGGCGTTGGTGAAACCATTGGTGGAAACTGTATCTTCATTGGCCGTTGTGTTGGTTGATGGATTAGGTGCAGCGTTGGAAATGGTATCAAGTTTGTTTGGTGGCGCAGCGGAAGAAGGTAAAAAGTTAGCCGATTTGAA